GCCAGCCGGTGGTTCATGAGACTCGCCCCCTGTCAGGCCGCGTCCCCGGTCAGGGGACGCGTGGTGGGCGAGGTACGGGCGCCGTTTAGTTCACTAGGTTGTAGGTTCGATTCCTACGCGGCGCACTCCGTAACTCGCAGTCAGTCAACGCCCGTCGTTTCGTTCGTCTCTGGCGCTGTGGCGTTTCTGGGGCCTTTTGCTTCGTCCAACGCCCGAAACGCCGCCCGCACCCGATCGTCCCGCCCCTTCACATATCGGCTCGCCACCCGGAGGTCCGTGTCATGGATCGCCGCCATCGCGGCCGCCACGTCCCCGGTCACTTCCATCACGTCGTTGAACACCATCCGGCGCAGGCCGTGCGCTGCCCGCCGGGGCCGGTGAGCGATCCCGGCCGCCTCCTCGGCCCGCCGGAGCGCCGCCCACAGGGACTGGGGGCTGTACGTCGGGCGACGGGACTTGCCGCTCCCCGAGGGGAACACCCACCCCGCAGGCCCGGTGCGTTCCCAGGCGGCCCGGAGCACGACGATCGAGCCGTCCCGCAGGGGTTGGGTCCACTCGCGCCCCGTCTTGTCCCACCGCGCCCGCCACGTCACCAGGCCGCCCTCCAGATCCACGTCCTCCCACCGGAGATGCAGCACGGCGTTTTGCCGCGCCCCCTGGTTGCCGCACAGCGCCAGCGCCGCATGCGCCCGCCAGGTCGTGGCGCGGTCGAGCGGCAGCTGCGCCAGCAAGGCCGCCAGGTCGTCGCCCCGGTACTCCTCCGGCGGGGGCAGTCGTTGTTCCTTCGCCACCTTGTAGCGGAACTCCCGGACGCCGTTGCGCGCCAGCAGCCCGTGCCGGGCACCCCAGGCATAGACCACCTTCACGATCTGGATGGTCTGCCCGATCGTGGACGGCGCCAACTTCCGCTCGCGGGTTTCCAGTTGGGCGCGGAAGGCCGCCACGGTGCCCGCCCCCAGATCCTCCGCGATCGACTCCGGCGTGGCGAACGTCGCCCACCGCCGCCAGTACTCCGCATAGAGTTTCTGGCTTCTGGGACGCAGGACCGGGAACTCGGCGGCCGCGTACCGCTCCCACAGTTGGCCGGTGGTTACCAGGGCCGGGGCCTGCTTCCGCTGGAACCGGGTGGCGGCGAACGTCTCCGCCCACGCCACGGCCTCCTTGCGGTGCGCCGGCGTGTTGGCCCATGTCTTCCGGGTGCGGACCCCGTGCACGCGCCACAGGGCGACGACGCGATCCCCGACCACCCGGACACTGACGGTCTCGCCATGCGACCCGAACCGGCCAAGCAGCTTCTTCATGCGGCCTTGGTCGCCTCCCGCAACGCCGCGGCCCGCGCCGCCTCGAGGTTGGCTCGCCGGGGCACGATCAGCCGCCGATACTGCCGGGCCGCCCGGCGTCCCTCCCCATGCCACCGGGACAGTCCGAGGGTCTCCCACTCGGGGAACGCGGCGCGGAGGCGCGTGATCGACCAGCCCGACCGGGTGCGGGCCTCGTCCTCGGTCAGCCAGTCCAGGTACGGCCCCATGCAGTCGCGCACCCGGTCCACCACGGCGTCCATGCTGTCGGCCTGGGCCTTGTGGCCGTTGGCGCGGAGGACAGCGGCCGCGCCGCGCACGTCTGCCAGCACTTGTTCCAGCGTCATGCGGCCCTCGCTTCGACCAGTTCCCAGACCTCGGCACGTCGGCCCGAACGTGTCGGTTTCGTGACCCCGGTTGTACGGATCATGCCGACCTGTCGAAGCTCGTGCAGGCGGCGGCCGGCCGTGGTGGGCCGCCACCGGAGGTAGGCGTCGATCTCGTCGGCCGTCATCGGCCCGGCCGCCTCGAGCGCCAGGATCACCAGCCGACGCTGATGGGCGCTGGTCTGCACGGTGGACGCCGCCGCCTCATGGCTGGTGCCGGGGTCGGTCAGCCGGGCGCGGGTATGGGGCGCGAACAGCGGCGCGTCCTCGGTCGCGGCCTCGGCCCGCTCCCGCCGCTGGCCGGCCCGGAGATCGTCCCACAGTTGGCGGTAGCCCTGGTCACTCATGCCGGGAACGCCCGCAGGTCGTGCCACTTGGCCGCCAGCGGCTTGTGCAGCCGATACCAGTCCAGCGCCTCCTCCGGTGTCCTGGCAATCCCCGGCGGGCAGGACGCCACCAGCATCCCCTCCCCGCCACGCGGGACGCTGCGGATGCACCACTTCGGGCGACGGGTCAGGATCGCGGCCTTCATCGCGGCAGTCATAGACGCCCCCTCTCGCGGTAGTCCAACTCCATGTTGAGCAGCGCCAACCCCCGGTCTGCGTGCTGCAACGCGTCCACGATGCGCCCGACCAGGGCGGCCGTGATGTCGTCGGCGTGATGCCGCTTGCGGATCAGTTCGGCGGCAGCGGTCGCGCTGTCCAGTTCGCGCTGAACGTGGTTGACGTGGCTCGCCATCAGAACGGCAAATCGTCGTCGCTGTCCTCGAGTGCCTGCGGCACCGCCCCAAACCCCGTCGCCTTCGCGGGGGCCGCCGGGGCGTTCGCCGCCTCATGCCGCGCCAGTTCGTCGGCGTATGCCTTCTTCCGTTCCGCCCAGTAGTCCGGGCGCTCGTACCCGCTGACGGCCGGGGGCGTCATGCCCTTCGGTAGCGCCATCGCGCCACTGATCCGGGCATAGGTCCGGCCCTGCTTGCTGGTCGCGTGGATCACGCTGATCAGGGCGGGCTGGCCGGCGAGCTTGTGGACGGGAACGCCCGCTGTCACCTGTTCCTCCGTGTACGCCTTGCCGCGCCAGCCCTCGAGGAAGTGCCGCAAGGTCGCCCGGTCGAACATGCTGGCCGTGAACTCGGCCGCCACGTCGAACGGGGTGCCGTCCTCCCGCGGCTCACCGGTACGGAACACCAGGGCCAGCTTCGGGGCGACCTTCACCTTGCCCTCGTAGGTGGACACCCGCTTGCCCAGGTTGATCACGTCCACGCAGACCGCCGGGAAGGTCCCGGCCGGGTGCGGGGTGAACTTGCCATCGGACTCGCCGCCCGACACGTTGACCTCATCCGGTTGATGCATGCCCCCCCTTAGAAGACTTCGCGGGCCGTCCTGGCCCCGGTCGCACAGGGGACGCAGACGCGCCCCTGACCCACGTCGATCGCCTCGGTCGCGTACCCCGGCACGTCGGCGCCACAGCGGGGGCAGCGGTACAGGCGCTCATAGGCCGCCTCGATCCGCTCCCGTTCCGCGACGGGTTCGTGCCAGTCGTACCCGTCACCCGTCATAGCAGCCACTCGGGTCGGTGTCCCGCAGGTACTGATCGTCCCGCTCGTCGGCCGCCGCCTGCGCGTCCAGCTCGGCGTTCGCCTCGTCCGCCAAGCTGCGCCGGAACCGCGCATTCTCCGCGCAGAGGGTGCAGACCATGCCCTCGGGGATGCCGGGGACGCCGCAGGGGCAGGCGACGAGTTTCATGCGCCTGCCTCGTTCTCGCGGTCCAACGCCGCGAACACCGCCGCCCGGCGGTCCAACGCCACCCGGAGCGCCAGCGTCTCGTTGCGGTGGCCACTGATCCCCACGCCCCGCGACTGCCACCGCATCACGGTCACCAGGTCGCCGCGCCGCAAGGCGCGGAGCTCAATGGCGCGATCCACCGTCACCACTCCTGTCGCCATACGGGGCGCCCGCCTTCGTCCCCGTCCTCGGGGAGCGTGTCGGCCAGGTCGCTATGGCGCCGGCGCATGGTGCCGGGGGCCGGGGGCGGGGCTGTCCGGTGCAAAGCGGCGAGGTCCGCCCGCGCCCGGGCGATCCGGGCGATCCGGTCCGCGTTGGCCCGCTGACGGGCGCGGCGGTCCAACAGGACGTCCAGGACATGGAGGCTGACCAGGACCGCCACGGTCACCACGGCCCCGACCACGAACGGCTGATAATCGCTCATACGGACTCCAGCTGGTTGGCGATGCTGGTGCGGAGGGTACGGTGGGCCGCGCGTTGGGCGTCGATCGCCCGGAGCCAGGTGCGGAGCGTGGCGGGTGAGGGGGCGGCGTGGTACTGTGCTTCGGCCACATCTTCGCTCATGTCCGCTTCCTGGGCCATCAGCACCACGCTCGCCCCGAACGCCGGGACGGGAGCCGCCGCCAACGCCACCTCGACCGGTGCCACGAGCCGCTCCAGGAGCGCCGTGTCCCCGAGCGCCACGGCGGCCTCGAGGAGCGCCACGAAGCGGCGGGGGATTGAGTCCCGGCCCTTGAGCTGGGCATCCCAGCCCGCCGGGGTGTGTTCCGGGTGGTGGACCCCGAGGTACTGCCCTACGCGCGTGACGTGTGCGGGGGGGCGGCGGTCCCGGCGCGCGTGTACCGTAACGGGCATGTCAGGCGGCCTGATTGATCGTTCGGCGGGCGTGGTCCAACAGCACCGACCGCGCATACTCCGACCGGGTGCGGAACCCCAGCCGGAAGGCGGCCAGTTCGATGTCGCGCCGCTCGCTGACCGTGACGCTGGCCCCAATCACCTTCTTCCGGGGCTCCGGGTCTGGCAGGATCTTCTCGTTGTCCATAGGTTAGTCCGTGGAGGTCGTTGTGCTACCGGCAGTTAGTGTTTACCGATGGGCGGTAGCGCCTAACCACTGGACAGAAATTACTAACCGCTTGGCTGCGCGTCAAGCCCCCTCGTTCGCGTCTCGCCTCCTGCAGGCGTGGCCCAAGGGCCTCCAGGTGAACACCGTGGCGGAGAGGCTTGGTGTGACCCCCGTCACCGTGACCCGGTGGCGCACGGGGGAGCGGACCCCGGACCCGGCGCTCATGGAGAAGCTGGCCGAGGCGCTCAGGGTGCGGACTAATTGGCTTAATTCAGGGCAGGGCGATCGATCGGCCCCGGAGGCGGTACAGGTAGGCTCCCTCGACTGGCGGGCGGGTTACGACGCCGGCTATGCGGCGGGAATCCGGGCCGCTACGCCGCTCCCGGCGGGTCCAGCGCCCCCACCACCCGGCGAGATCCCGCCGCACCGGGGATCAGCCGGAGGACGACGGCGGGCCGGTGGGGATCGTTGAGCGGCACCAAGTCGCCGGCCTGTTCCGCCGCCAGCACGGCGCCGGGGTCGGGGCTCACGGCATGGTACCGGAGGTAGGGGTACTCGCCTCCCGGTTCCCACACCAGTACGTCCCCGGGGGCCAAGCCCAAGTGCGGCAGGTCACGGCTCGCGCGATACAGGTAACGCATCTTCGGTCTCTGTTCGGGAAACTATCCTGTCTGCAGGATCCAGCAAGGGTGCCGTAATCCCCTGAACGCGGCCTGAAATTCAACGCCGGGGGTGTGACAATGGCCCTGAAATCCTGCCGCGAGTGCGGCACCGCCGTTTCCACCGAGGCCAAGAGCTGCCCCAGTTGCGGGGCGAAGAGCCCCACCCGCCGGCCCGTCAACAAGCTGGCCCTGGTGGGGGCCGTGGGCCTGTTCCTCCTGATCGGCAACCTGCTGGCCCCGACGCCCGACCCCGCCGTGGAGGCGGCCCGCGCCACGTCCACCCGCGCCCGCCGGCTCTTCTCGGATGCCGAGATCGAGTGCCATTTCGGAATAAAGCGCCAACTCAAGGCCCCGGAGTCCGCCGACTTCACCACGGAGGCCGGCTTCGACCCCGACTCCGGCCAGTACGTCAACGTGACGGGCACCGTGACCGCGGTAAACAGCTTCAACGCCCCCTTGACCACGCGGGTGGGCTGCCGGTGGGACACCACCGCCAAGCGGCTGGTCTATGCCGACCTGATCGAGTAGCCCTACAGTACCGGCGCCCCGAGCAGCCGGATCGTCCGGACCCCGAGTGCCCAGTCCGGGAACCACAGCCGCCGGACCCGCACCCCGTAGCCCAGGGTCGTCTCGTTGAGTTCCTCGAGCAGCTCCCCCATGAGCCGGTCCCGCTTTCCCCGGGCCGGATCGAACCGGGCCGGGTCCACGTCCGCCAGCCGTTCGGCCAGCAACCCCCGGGCCTGCTCCGTCACCGTCTCCGTGTACGCCTCGATAGTGCAGTGGGCCAGCCGGGCGTCCTCCACCTGCACCTCGATTGCGGCGCTGAAGGTCAGGGCGGTCCCGTCCCGCAGCGTCACGGTTTGCAGGGGCGTCATGTAGACCCCCGGCACCACGTTCACCGTGACGACGTCCGCGAACCACGGCAGCACCAGGTACACGCCTGGCCCCACGGTGCGCCAGTAGCGGCCGAACACCAGGCACACCCCGGATTCCCACGGATCCACCCGCCGGAGGGGGAACAGGTACTGCAGCCACTCCCCGAGGAGCCGCAGAAACTCGGTCACGTTTCCCGTTCGCGAACAGGGAACGTGAACCACTCCGCGATCTCGTCAAGGACCCCCTGCGCGATCCACTCGATCGCGGCCTCGTCCGGTGGGTCGTGTGTCGAGTGCTTGTACGCCCGGTGGACGCCGTGCCGCACCCCCTCCTCGACACAGCGCACCAGCATCTTCCACGCGTCGGGCTGCACTGGGGCTATTCTCCGCGATCCGGGGATATATCCTACGGTTTCCGGTTGGCCCGGTAGTCCGCCAGCATGAACAGCCCGCCCGCCCCGGCCCAGATCCCGCAGGCGACCCAGATAAACCGCTCGGGTACCCCGGCCGCCGTCAGCAGCAGGTAGAGGCCGATCGCCCCCGCCAGCGTCACGGCCGCCAGCGTAGCGCCCGGCGTGTCCGTCGTCATGCCGCCACCTCGTAGGCGGGCACCCGCCGGGGCACCCCGTTGAGTTGTTCGATCACCCGCACCGTGCGCCGCACCGTGCCGTCCTCGAGCGCCTGCCGGAGGAGGTTCCGCACCCTCGCCTCCGGCATCCCCAGCGCGTCGCGGATCTCCTCGACCCGCATCCCGCTCCCACCCGTCGGCCGCCTGGCCGCCAGCCGGAGCGCCTCGAGCAACGCCGCTTCCGTCATGCGAGCCTCGTCAGGGCGGGACGTTCCGGCACGAACAGCACCGGGTCCACGGTCGGGCGCCCATCCTCGACCGTGATGATGACGCCCCCGATGTCGGCCAGCGACTCAGGGACGACCTTGTGCGCGAAGGACGTATGCAGCTGCCAGGCCGGCGTCTGGATCAACCGGGTCCGCACCGCCTGGCCGGTGTCAAAGTACTGGTGCATGTGGGACCGAACGGCGAGGTCGGGGATCGGGTCGCCCCGGTTGGCGTGTTCCATCACGATCTGCGCCGCGAGGTTGTGGCTGATGCCACCCTTCGTCCAGGGGCGCTGGCCCATGCGCCCGTGGTGCGCCGCGCTCACGACCAGCGCCCCGATCTTCCCCCGGAAGGCCCACCAGGACAGCATCTTCGTGGCCGGGTCTTTCGGTACCTTGACGCCTTCCTTGTGTAGCCACCGGGCGAAGTGCTCCTCGGCGCCGGCGTTCTTCCCGACGTGCGCCTCCGTGCCCCGCACCACGACCACCTGGGTCGGATCCAGTGCCAGGACCGGCGCGAACAGCTGCTTGGCGATCCACATCTGCACGGCCGGGTCACGGCTGATGATCTGGAACGTGCCGTGGTGGTCCCCGTCCACGAGGTCGCCGTTGCAGAGGATGGTCAAACTGTCGGCCCCCTTCTTCGCCGCGGCGACCCGTTGCCAGAACGTCACCCACCGGTTGTGCAGCCATTGCTGCGCCCGGGACGGCAGGTAGGTGCCGCCGTCGTCTAGCTCAACCGGCTCCGGGCAACACAGCCCGACCGTCGATCCGGCATGGATATCCGAAACCACCGCGAGTACATGGCGCACCCGTCCCCCCTCAGTTGGTCACGATCGCGCCCGCGACGAACCCCACCGCCAGCGCCCCGACCACCTTGCCGAGGGTGCCGCTGGGGAGAGTGAACAGCGGGCGGCCGGGCGTCACGGCCCGGAGGTCCGTCAGGGTCTGTTGTAGCCGGGCGATCTGCCCGGCGTCCCGCTGCGCCGCGGTGGTCAGGCTGTCCACCGCGGCGACCAGTCGGGCGGAGACGTAGCGGGCCTCGATCAGCTGGCCCCGCGTGGCGGTCAGGGCCGCCGTCAGGGTGTCAATCACCCCGCTGGCCAGGGCCAGCGTGGCCTCGAGGTCGGTCGCCGTGGGATCCTCCGCCAGACTGTCCGCCACCGCCTGCCAATCGGCGGCCTCCGCGAGCGCCCGGTCCGCGGTGGCGAGGGCGGTCCTGGTGGCGGAGTCGCTATGTGCGGCTCGCGTTCGGGCGGAGTCTGCCACCACCAAGGCCGCCTGTCGGGAGGTGTCCAGTTGGCGATTCTCCGCCACCAGCTCCCCGATGCGGCGTTCCAGCGCCCGCTCGTTGGCGGTCGGCCGGCGGCCGAGGACATAGCCCAGCCCCCCGGCCGCCAGGATCAGGGCCACCGTCAGGATCAGGCTGTGGCGCCAGGTCACGGCTCGTCCCGGCGGAGGAGGCGCCGTTGCGCGGCCGCGCGGCGTTCCTCGAGGCTGATCTGGTAGGACGCTTCGGACTGGACGCGGCTGATCGGCGCGGTGGGATACCGCTGATAGGCGAGGGCTTGGGCCTCATCGCGGTGGCGGGCCTCGACGCGGCCGATCACCTGTTCCCCGAACACCAGCCAGGTGGCCATCAGTTCACCGTCCCGTCCGCCACGATGAAGGGGATGGCCATCATGTCCATGTCGCCCGTCTTCGACCAGATCGCGTAGAAGGTCCGGCCGACGCCGAGCGGGAGGACGTAGGTGGTCAGGGCCGCCGCGTCCACCGTGTAGTAGAACCGCCCCGGCGTCCCGCTCCGCTCGCTGGCGGCCAGGCTGCCGACCGTGGCGTGGAGGGCGGCCCCCGTGCGGGTGGCCGCCAGTCGCAGGGTGATCCCGGTCACCGCGCCCAGAGCGGGTGCCCCCGCCGCGCCCGTGGTGCTGCTAGGCACCTCGACGTCCACCTGGAAACAGTAATCCGTCTTGCAATTCACGCGCTTCATGGGAAGCTCCCATCCGTCAGGGTCAGGGCCGGGCCGCTGGTGTCCCGCAGGCCGACCGCGGGCAGGCTGGCGTCCGCCGGCGACAGGGCCGGGGTGCTGGTATCGGTCAGGTCGAGCGCCGGGGCGCTGGCGTCGGTCAGTCGGTACGCGGGCAGGCTGGCGTCGGCCAGATCGAGCGCCAGCTGGGACGCGAACGATGCCGACCCGGTGAGGCGGGCCGGGGTGGCGCGGCTGACGCCCGCCAGCGGGACGTCCTGCGTCAGGGCGCCGGTGAGCCGGTGGAGCGCCCGGACCTGTCCGGCGAGCGCCAGGTCCTGCGTGAGGGCCGCCCCCCGCACCCGGGCCGCGTGGCGGATCGTGCCCGCCAGGTTGGCGATCGTCCCCAGCCGGGCCGTGAGCCGGGCACTGGTGCGGATCGTCCCCGCCAGGGGCTGGTCCTGCGTCAGGACGCCCGTCAGCCGGGTACTGTGCCGGACCTGCCCCGCCACGTCGATCGTGCTGTCCACGAACGACAGGGCACCGGTCAGGCGGGCGATCTGCCGGATCGTGCCGGCGACCGCCACATCCTGCGACAGGGCGCCCGTCAGCCGGGCGGTCTGGCGGACGGTCCCCACCAGCGGGACGTCCTGCGTCAGGGCGCCGGTGAGGCGTTGGCTGCCGCGGATTGTCCCGGTGAGGGGCTGGCGGGGGGCCAGGTCGCCCGTCAGACGGGCCGCCGTCACCCGCAGGGTGCCCGTGAGGGCCTGGTCCTGCGTCAGGGCGCCGGTGAGCCGGGCGGTGTGCCCGATCCTCCCCGCCAACGCCACCGAGTTGTCGGCAAACGTCAGATCCCCGGTCAGCCGCTGGCTGTGCCGGATCCTGCCCGTGAGGGCCTGGTCCTGCGTCAGGGACCCGGTCAGGCGCTGCGCGTGGCGGACCTGTCCGACCAGCGCTTGGTCCTGCGTCAGGACGCCGGTGAGCCGGGCACTGGTGCGGGTGGTGCCCGCGAGCGCGATCCGGGTACTCAGTTGCCCGGTGAGCCGGGCGGTATGGCGGACCTGCCCCGTCAGGGGCTGGTCCTGCGTCAGGGACCCGGTGAGGCGCTGGCTGTGCCGGATCGTGCCGGCGACCGCCTGATCCTGGGTGAGCGCCCCGGTGAGCCGCTGGCTGTGCCGGACGTGCCCGGCCAGGGGTTGATCCTGGGTAACCGCCCCGGTGAGTCGGCTACTGTGGCGGATCGTCCCGGCCAGCGCCACGATAGTGGCCGCCGCCCCCGCCGCGAGGAACGCGGGGCGGTTGAACCACCGATGCGGGCGCCGGAACGTCCACGCCACGGGCTACCTCAGCCGCCGAGTTCCTCGAACACCAGGACCCCCGAGACGTTGAGCGTCGGGCTGGGCGTGTTGGGCGACCCGATCGCCAGGTACTGCCCTGGGGACAGCACGATCCGCTCCTCCGGGGTAGGGCGGTAGTCCATCCCGCTCAGGGCGTTGAACCCCTCCCGGTGCAGGACCGTCAGGGTGCCGCTGCCGACTGCCAGCCGCGTGCTGTTCATCCGCTCGACCGTGGCGCCGGTGGCGGGGTCGCCGAAGTGGAGGGGCGCCGGGGTGACGGACGCGCCCCCCGAGCCGGACGTGACGGACCCGCTGCCCCGCGTGAACACCACCGGGAGCTGCTGGCTGGTCTCGTCGTCCTCCTGCGTGATGACGCAGCGGTGGATGACGAGACAGGCATCAGACGGGGCCAGGATCTCGAAAAAGTCGTAGGCGCCTGCCCAGGACACATCCTCGAACGTGGCAGCGTAGACGCGGCCCATAGGTTACCTCTGGAGCTGGGGGGTGAACCACCGCCCCATCGGGGGCGACGGCAACAGCGGGAACGGGTCAACCGGCGGGGGGGGCGCCACGAACAGCAGGAGGTCGTACCAGGCCACGTCAGGCCACCTTGCGGATGCTCGCGTCCACGGCGCGGTCAGTGCCCGCGATTTTCTGAATCGTCATATCCCACCCGTTGATGAGCAGGAGCGCGGGCGACACGAAATTCTGCGCCTGTGCCCCCATCAGGTAGAACGTGGCCGTGACGCGCTTCGCGCCGCCTGTGCCCTCCACCTTCTCATAGATGCGGACCACGTACTCGTCCCCTTTGGCGAACACCGCGCCGTCGATGAACAACTGATACACGCCGTCATCGGTCACGGTTTGCAGGGACGTGGTGCCGGAGACGATAGACAACTCGGTCGCCCCGACCGTCACGCCGTCCAGTTCGTAGGGTTCCGTGATTGCCATGCGTTACCTCACCGCGTAGATGTGGCCGTCATAGGCGGCGTCGTTCGCGCCGCTGTTGCTGGCGAGCAGACTGATGCGCGTCCCGGCCGGCACGTTCCGGAACGCCGGGATGATGGTGCCCGCCGTGCCGCAGTCCTCCGCCGTGTCCTTGTAGAACATCCACGACCCGATGCGCTCCTCGGTCGCCGCCCCCACGCCGATGCCGATGTTGACGTGCCCGGCGGGCGTGATGGTCGTGTCGGTCGCGGGCTGGAACCCCGGCGACAGGGCGAAGTAGTTGTAGGCCGACGACGCAATCATCTCCGTGACGCTGGCCGTGCCGCCGCTGGCGGTCGGGGTCACCGCCTTGCCGCGTGCGCCGTTAATCTCGGTGCCGAGGACGTCCACCTTGGCCCCGACCCGGAACGGCGGGACGCCGCCCGCGAACAGCTGAACCAGTACCCGCGCCGTGATGCTGGTCCGCACGCTGGTCAGGAACGCCGCCAGCCGCACGCCACCGGGAATGTGCAGCGGGAAAAAATAGGAGTACCCGCCCTGACTCGCGGGGGAGTAGCCGCAGATCAGGTCGGGAATCAGCACGTCGTCGGTCGCCCCACCAATCAGCAGCGTGCATTTGGCCTCAGAGGCCGTGGCGCTGGCCCCGGTGGCGAGGACGTTGACCAGAATCCCCCACGACTCCTGATTGTTGTTCGCCGCCGACAGGATTTCCGTCACCGCCCCGTCCAGGAGGGTCGTGGCGTTGCTCGCGATGCCGGTGCCCGGCGTGGCCGTGCCCACGATGCCGTAGTTCGTGACCACCTTGATATCGGATTGCATCGTCCAGAGCATTAGCGCCCCACTGGGTAGGGGATCATCAGCGCCACCGCCGGGCGAAAAAGCCAGGGGAGGCGGTCGCCGGGGCAGCGACCACGCGCCGGCGGTGCCGCGTGAACGGAGCGAACGGGTGATTGGTGACCAGCGCCGCCTCCCCTGGCGACAGGGCGCGATTCCAGAGCGCGACAAACGACAGGGCACAGTCCGCGGCGTCTACCGTGGTATTGGCGTCCCCAATCGTCAGCTTCGTGACCGCGCCACCACCCCGAGACGGCGCGTAGGTGGCACGCAGGGTTCCGTCCGTCCACGACTCGGCGTAAGCGGTGCTGCCCGCGTGGCTGAACAGGATCGCGTGGTCTCGGTTGTCGTTGGCCGCGACCCCACTGTTCCCCGCGGTGGCGGAGTTCATGTAGAGGCCAACACGGTCGCTGGAACTGATATAGCGACGCCGCACCTGGCAATTCCCGCCCAAGACCTCGAAATACACCGCATTCGTGCTACTGCTGATGGGGCGGAGGTGGAGCAGGACGGTGAACGCCCCACTCGCCAGTCCCTGCCCGCTCGGGATATTCACGTCGAACTGGTGACAGTCGTCTGTGCCGTCGTACCGCCAGGTACGCCCCGCCGCCGACCACGAGCGCACGGGCGCCCCTCGGAGCACCGTCGCGGACAGCGGCGCCTGACCGGGCCGGTGCAGCGTCGGCACCGGCCCGTCAAAGACCACGACCCCGTACAGATCCTCCCACAGCCCGCGCCACTGCGGGGCCACGTCGCCGGGCCAACGGGCCACGGTGCGGGCGGTGGGCGCGAGCGGGGCCATCCTACAGGCTCACCCCGTCGAGCCGGTACGAGCAGTCCGCATCGGTGTAGGTATCCGTCGTGCCGGAGCGGCGGACCCCGATCCGGAAGCGGTAGACCCCGCTGACTACAAAGCTCACGATGTTCGGGTCCGTGCCCTTGTCAATCGCAAACTCCATGAACGGCGTGGCGTCGCTGGTCTCCGAGGACGCATCCAGCGTCCCGTACACCGCGACGAGGAGGTTGTCCGTCGGGGTGGCGGGTGGGTCGGCCGTCACCTGCACGTAGGCCGACTCCCCCGGATTCAGCGACACATAGGAGGAACCGCCGAAACTGAAAAACTGCTCCGTCGTGATTGATGTCAGCTGGGTCGCTGTCTGCTTGGAACCCCAGGCCATGAGAAACCTCTACTCGCTGATGCGCACGCCGAGGTGCGCAAACCGGACGGCGTACTCCGCCAGATAGGCCGATTTCCGCGTGGCGTACTTCGCCCGCGCCATTGCCGCCAACTCCGGGCTGGAGAGGTCACTGCTCTTCCGGAAGGTCAGCACCTCAAAGGCCAGCGACCCGCCATCCAGATCGGCTTTCTCCTGCGTGGTGAGGATCTGCCCTGCGAAGGGGGGCAGCTCGGCGCTCGGTGTTACCACCACGTTCGACCCCGCGACTTGCGCGGGGGATGTGATGGGGAACAGGAACAGCAGCCGATACTCCTTGTTCGCGTCCCCGTCGAGGACGGTGATCTCGTTCGCCATGCCCCCTCCTCCTTAGCCGATCCGTGGATACGCCAGCCGGAGCGCGGCCCGTTCGTGCCACGCCCCGCGACGCCGCTTGCCCGTCACTCGGTACACCCGCCGGGGCGGGGCCGGGGGCGGGAACGGCAGCCACACGGTCCACCCCCGCGCCACCGCCTCCGCCTGCAGCGCGGCATACGCCTGCTCCACCGGGCTCACCGCTTCAGCCACGCCCCGCGCCCCAGCGCGGCCCGGCCCATCGCCGCCCCCAACCTCTCCCGCGCCATTTTGGGCGGGATGGGCGCGATCCCCGCCTTCGGGGACCGCTTCCCCGGCCGGGGCGTCGGCCCCACCCGTCGCGCCCATTCCTCCTCCGTCAGCCCACTGGGCATCCCGACCGAGAAAGACCGCTCCGTGAACCGCGTCACGGCACCCTCACCGCCGAGACCGCCACCCCCGCCACGGTCGGGGGTGCGGGCGGCACATACTCGAACGGCGTAACCCCGCAGTTGGACGGCACCGGGTCGGAGGCGATCGCCGAGATCAGCCGGCCGCCCTGCACGCCACCCCGAAACGACAACACGCAGACGGACACCTGCCCGGCCTGCGCCACGGCGTCCAGGGGCTGACGGCGCTCGAACGCCCGCGCCCCCGGCGCCAGCGTGGTCCGGGTGCCGAGGCCGGCCGCGTTGACCACCACGACGAGGGAGTCCAGCGGCCCCCGGCCATCGGTGCCCGGTGCCTGCCACGTCGCGGCGACCACCAGCGTGTCCGGGGCGTCCACCGCGGCCACGATCGTGGCCGCCACCGCCGTCCGCCTGGCTTCCGGTCCCCGGGCCAGAGACGGCGCGGCCACCGCCGCGCACCCCAGCGCCACGAGGAGCCCCATGACGAGCGGCCTCACAGCTGCACCACCAGCGCCCCGGTAGCGAATTCCGGGGTCGCACCCGCCGCCACCGTGACCGCCGTGTAGGGCATGAACAGCGCGGCCCCGCCGGCCGTCACGTTCACCGCCGCCCCGCCCGACGTGGTCGAGAGCTTGAACGCATCCGTCGTCAGGCCGCTGGCCAGGACGTAGTAGGCCGTGTTCTCGCTCAGGCCGGTGGGGATCACCGCGCCCGGCGCCGCCAGCACGAAGACGCGCTGGTCGGTCGCCAGCCCGTGGCTGTACGCCGTGATGAGGTCCGCCGTGTCGCACGTCCCCACGATCGGCGGGTCCGCGTCGAGGAACCCGATCGCCTTCAGCGTCCCGGCCGTGCTGGCCGTGTAGATGCCAAACCCGATCACGTCCTGGTTCGACCCGCTGTTCACCGGGAACGTGACGGCCGCATCGTTGGCCTTCTGCCGTCCGCCGGTCGGGCTGGTGTTCGCCGCCGCGCCGAAACTGCAGGACGGCCGGGTGCCGTACCCGGTATAGCTCGCCTCGGTCACGGTGCCGGCCCGAAAGTCGCTGATCGCCGTCAGCAGGCCAACATACGGGGTCCATGCGGTGAGGGTCACGCCATCCATCGTATTCAGGATGTCGTCACGGAGACTATGGGTCAGCATGGATCAGAAGCTCCAGTCCGGCCGGCCGTCGCCGTCCTTGTCGGTGAGGGCACGGGACAGCGCCGCCACCACGGTTGAGATCACGCTGATGACCGTCCCGACCTGCGGCCCGACGATCGCCAGCACTTCGGCGGTGTTGAGTGCTCCGAAGACGGCCGCCGCCACCGCCAGCCATCCCCACATCTTGCCGAGTACCATCCTGCCCTCCATCGTTAGGCCGCACTCGCGGCAGTTTCCACCTGCACCCGCCACCCCCGCCGCTCGATGTGCGGCCAATCATTGAACGTCACCCCGTGCAACAGCGTGGCGTGATGCGCCAGCGCCTGCCGCAACCACTGCCACCCCGCCGCGTTGACCACCCACGACGGCTGCAGCCCCGGCCGGTCGCTGCTGTCCAGCACCACGTCGATGGCCAGCCCGTAGTTGTGGGCCGACTGCCCGGCCGGGGCCGCCCGCGGCCCGCCCGCCTGGTAGATGCGGTAGAGGTCCGCCTGCTCCGCGAGCGATCGGAACCCGCTCAGGGCGTAGAACGTGAAGGGCGCGTCCTGAAAGACGGCCTCGACGTCCGCCACGAATGCGGGGTCGAGTTGCCCCCGCCGGGCCGCCGCCCGCCAGACCAGCGTCATCGGGTGACCCCGGATTCCAGCAGCCGGTCCAGCTTGCTCTCGATCCGATCCAGTTGCCGTCCCCGCGCCTCGGCCTGCGCCTTGAGGACGCCGATCTCCACGTCCTGATCGGCGTTCCGGACCTCCGCGGTGGCGACCCGATCGGCGTTCGCCCGCACTTCGAACCCGACGAGGGCAAACGCCACGGTCAAAACGACCCCCACGATCCACCGCCAGGTCGGCCCCAAATCCGCTCGCGTCATCACTGCTGCCCCGGTTGCGGCGCGATGCGCCAGTTCAGCGGGTCCGCCCCGGACAGCCGGACCCGGATCCCGCACGACGACCAGTATTGGGTCTCAATCACCCCGTCTGACCCGGCCAGCAGGTCGATCCCGACCGGCCCCGCGCACTCGAAGCGGTTGCCGCTCCCCACCTCGAGGCGGGTGCCGGCGAGACTCAGGCAGACGGCCCCGCACCCCTCGAACGCGTTGTCGCGAATCCGCCAGTTCTGGACGTTGGCCCCGATGGTTACGGTGGACTGGATGCGGGACTCGCGGAGCGTGTTGGTGTTCGGGCCGTCATAGACGCCGCCGCTTGACTGCGCCACAATCGGCCCGCCAACGTAGAGCCCGGCGAAAACGTTGTAGTACGCGGGACCCACCAGCCGGAGCGCGTCCTGCCCGGCGGGCGGCAGAATCCACAACTGCCGGAACGTCGAGGAGTAGACCCGGCTGGCGTCTACCGTCCCGAGGATCAGACAGTTGTCAACCTCGACGAAATAGGCCGCCACCCCCGCCGCCACCCGGAACACCGGAAGGCCCGCCGGGGCGTTCAGCCCCCCGCCGCAGTTGGTGAGTCGGACAAACCGCACCTGGTTGAGCAGCAGCGGGGAGGAGTGCAGCTCGATCGCTGCGGTGCAGGCGAGCCCGTTGAAGTCGAGGGTGCCGCCCCGCACCTCCACGGCCCGGAGCGCCGAGTCCACCTGGCTGCAGCTGGTGATCCGCACCCACTGGGTCGCCGCGGGGGGCGGGGGCGCCGGGGGTTCGGTTGGGGACTGGCAGGCCAGCACGGCCAGCAGCGGGAGCAGGCGCCTCATGCGGCCCTCGCGAGAGTGTTGGTGAGCCGGGGACGCGGCGTCGCCAGGGTCAGCTTGGCGTCGTGGCTGACCAGGTGGTTGGTCTCCACCCGGACGATCCGGAGCCCGGTGGCACTGATAGCCAGGTCCGGCTCCGTCACCGTGGCGGGTTGCCCGAGCGCAATCTGGGCGTAGGGCCAGGCCGTGCCGTTGACCCGGAACAGGTCGAGACAGTCCACGGCGTAGGTGGCGACCGGGGCGCTGTAGAGCGCCAGATAGTCGTTGGCGTCCTGCGTGAGCCGGGCCGCGTAGCTCCCCACCATGAAGGGGTGCTGAATGGCGCTGCCGGGGGTCACGAAGATCGCCCCCGCATCCCACCACATCACCCGGCCCATGCTGATCGAGACCTTGAGCGCCCGGCTCCCGGCGACCAGCTTGGTGGAGCGGTAGACGTATTGCCAGGTGCCGTCGAAGTACGCCACGCCGTCCACGTTCAGGGCCGACGAGATTTCCACGCCGTCCACGTAGGCGCCCATCTGCACCGTGCCGGCCGCGCTGGTCGGGTCGCCTTTGAACACGATCAGGTACACCGCGTACCAGTCCCCGGACGCTGGCACCTGCACCGTGACGGACTGCTCGTACACCCGCGAGGCCGACGTCAGTTTGACCGCCCGGCCGCCCGTCAGCCAGTTGCCCACCGTGGTGTCGATCGTGTCCGCCCCCGCGCCTGATCCCGTCCAGTCGGAGGGCGGGGAGCCGGTACGCAGGTCGGCATTCTTCAGGAGGTTGGTGGCGGCCGGATACCCGGCCTGCAGCACCCCGACCTTGACCCCGTAGGTGCTTTTGTTCGCCACCGCATCCACGTAGGGCAGATCGGTCTCCGAACTGTCCGCCACGATCCGGACATAGTCCCCGACCGTGAACCCCGCCGTCGCCGCCACGGTGAACCGGGACGTGCCGAGCGACTGCCGGGAGCTGCCGGTGATCTGCTGTGTCCCGCCGCCCGCCTTCCGCAGATACAGGTTGTCGAACTGGTCGGTTTCCTGCACCGGCCCCGGCCCGCCCGCGACATCGACCACCTCGACGTAGGTATTCAGGCTGACGGCACTGACCTGCCAGATCGCCGAGCCGCAATGATTCCCGTCCGAACCCAGGGGATAGACCCGCGTGGCCATGTCCGCCGTGTCCAGCTTCCGGGTGACCGCCGCCATCGCGCCCCCGGTGCGGAGGTCGAGCGTGGTGGCGGACCCGTTGTAGTCGGTCAGATCGACGTAGTACCCTGTGGTGCCGTTCCGCCGGGCGCTGATCCGGTAGGGCGTCGCCACCGTGCCGGCCGTCTTGTTCGCCAGTTCGGCGATCGTCAGGGCCGCCGCCAGCGGCGTTGCCCGACTGGTGGTCAACTCGATCGTCGCGGTCGGGGTGACGGTGCCGACCGACCAGATCGCCGGGAGATGCGCGTCTACCCGGTTTGTCAGGGCGGTGGTCGGGGTGATCGCCGTGTCCGACGTCGCCAGCGCCACCGCGCCGCTCGTCGTGGTGCCCACCAGCGTGTCCCCGGTGGCGAGGTCGTACACGATCCCCAGCGCCTCCACCAGGACCAGGTCGTCCCGCCCGACGCTGTCCATGACGCTGGCGATCCGGAACTCGTCCCACGTCCCGTCGTCATAGACGACCCGGAGGATCCGCCGGCCGACCAGCTCCGCGCGGTCGGCCCAGCTGCGCGGCACGGTCACCGACAGTTTCTGGCTGACCAGATAGCCCAGGAACTCCTCCACGACGCGGAACGTCCCCGCCACCGGCAGGACGCCCTTGGCGGTCCCGCTGTTGCAGGCCAGGTCCGTCCAGACCTCGCAGCGGATCGCCTGTCTCACCAGGCCACCGCCATCTGGGCCGCCGTCAGGCTGCCGTAGGCCAGCCGGGACCGGATCAGGCTGATCGCCGCAGCGTTGGTGCTGCCGGTGGAGTTGGCGTAGAGCCGGGTATCCCCCCAGGCCGCCGCGAGCGTGTTGGTCCCGCTGGCGGTCGCCGAGGACTCCGCCGCCCCGTTGACAGACTGGTGGATTTGCACAACGCCCGTGGCCGACAGGGTCGCCCGGAGCGCCACCCGGTTGCCGGACGCCGGGGCCGCGCTGAGGGTGGACGTGACCTCGGTGCTGCCGTTGTGGTGACGCACCCGCCAATAGGTGCCGGTGGAGTCAATCCAGAGCCGCGCCCCGGTGTTCCCGGCGTTGCCCAGGTACCAGATGCACGACGAGGCCGCCGGGACCGCCCCTGGCTGCACGAACTCGAGGTAGACCGTGACGGCGGCCGGCAGGACCGGGACCGACCAGTAGCAGGTGTCCGAGGTACCCAGCAGCAGCGCCAGCGTGTCCCGCGTGGCGTCCCCGTCCCAGTCCTCGTGCTGCCACGCCGGGCGATCCCGCGGCACCGTCCGGGCTACCGCGTTGTAGTCCACCGGCGCTGCCGTCACGGCCCGCGCCAGCGTGGCAGACTGCCCGGACAGGGCAGTCAGCGACGCCAGATCCCCCCGCCAGTGGAACGGCAGGCGCGACACCCGGGTCACGCGACCAGAGAACAGGGCGGGGAGCGTCACCAGAACCTCTTGCTGTACAGGACCTCAACGTCCCCGTCCGAGGTCTCCACGGTGGGCCAGCGGCTGTTGCCGTAGTCACCCCACGCCGGGTCGAGCCGGAACGGGAACGTGCCGCTGGTCAGCTGACTGATGCCGTTGGCGGCCGTCCCCGAGGCGTATTTCGTGATCGTCCCGGCCGCACAGTCCACCTCGAGGGTGTCCGTCGAGGCCAGGGTCGCAAAAACCAGCGTCACCTGGGCCGTGCCGCCGCTATCCCGGATCGTCACGGTCGGGGTGGTCGCCGCCCCCAGCACGGTCAGGCGCGGAGTGGAGGGGGCCGTGCCCAGGGGCAGGTTGTACCGGGTGGCGGCGGTCGGGGCGGACACCACGATCGGCCCGGCGCTGTCCCGCCAGATCGCATCGGGGCAGGTCAGCACGGCGGAGAACTCACTGACCACCGCCTGCAGGGGGTGGCCAATCGGCGTGATCGCTAGGGATTCCAGCAGCCCGTCGATCGTCAGGTCCGGACTGGTGCCCTCGTCGATCGTGACCGCCATCAGCCCGGCGTTCGAGAGGTGGTCCTTGAGGACGTGCTCCGCCGCCACCCGGGCCGCCACGGTGTTGGCGCTGGTCACGATCCGGCCCCCGATCGTCAGGGTGCGGGCGCCGATCACCGGCGTCCCCGGCGCGGCCCCGGCCCGGCCATAGAGCGCCGCGGCCGGGAACCGCCGGGGGGCGACGTGCCGCGCATCGGCCGTCTCGTAGACGTAGGCCGACAGGCTCGACAGCGTCTTCCCGTTGATCGTGATGTCCGCCATCTCAGGTCAGACTCCGCGTGACGTCGCCCGTGGCGAGCCGATCCTCCCGGTACGCCTCCGCCAGCGCCTCATTGATCGCGGCCGTGACCGCCTCCTGCACCGCCGCCCCCGTCTCCGCCGAGGTCGGCCCGCCCTGGACGTAGATGTCCCCGACCTGCACCGTGACCGCCCGGGGCGCGGTCACCACGGCCCCGGTGTCGATATCGGTCCAGCGGGTAATCAGGGTGCCGATCCCGGCGTCGATCGAGGCCAGGTAGTCCACTTGCTGGGTGCCGATGTCCGCGAACGACACCGACAGGTCCCCGAACGCGGCGCCGAGGTCGAGCGGGGGCCGGTCGGGGTCCCTGGGCAGGTTCGGCTTGAACCACCCCGTCCCCACACCCTCCACGTTCAGCTGCTCCATGAAGAACTGGATCGCCTCGGTGAAGTCGGACAGGTTGAACCCGCCGAGGTCGCCCGCCGTCAGGTTCGGCAGGTCGGCAAGCAGCCCCTGCAAGAACGATCCGGCGCCCGCCCTGCCTTCGGCGGTGGTGACGTCGAAGTCGGCCAGCCCCTCGAGCCGGCCGCCGCCGAACCGCTGCGTGAACAACTGGTTCAGGGCTTGGCCCCAGACGTTGACCGGGTCCACCGCCCCGCCACCCAGCGCAGCATCCAGCCAGGAGCGGAACTCGTCCCAGTCGAACTGCTGCCCCTCGGTCTGCAGGGACTGAATGCCCGCCAGTAGCTGCTGGAACACGCCGGGGACGAGCCGCCCGTTCTTGTCGAACAGTTCAATCCCGAGGTCTCCCGCCACGCTCTCGATATCGCCCCGCGAGAGGCCGAAGTTGTCCGTGAACCACTGCCACATATCGACCGGGTTGGCGTTCGTGCCCCAAGTCTGGATGTAGTTTTGCAGCGCCGATCCGACCTGCTGAATCATTCCGCCGGCGCTGGAGACGTCCCCCAGATCGGTGATCCCGGCGGTCAAGTCGCGCAGGGCTTCCGTGTTTTTCCGCAGCAGATCCTTCCGGGCCTTTTCCTCCGGGGACTCGCCGCCGCCGAAGATGGACCCCAGAATCCCGGTGAGCCCCCCGAGGATGCCGGTCAGGCCGGACCAGTCGCCGCCGGCCACCTGGGCGATACTGCTGCCGAGGGTCGTGATGTTCTGCATGGCCGCCGAAGCCGCGTCATCGATCAGCCCGAGGCCGTCCGCAAACCCGATCGCGGCCCGCGCCCCGTCCTCGAGCGAGAGGCCCGACTTCTTGCCGGCCTCGGCCACGTCCTCCACCCCAGAGGCCGCCTTGCCCGCCGGGATAGCCACCATCTCCAGCGCCCGCGTCGTGTCCTTGACCTTGGGCGTGATGTCCCCGAAACTGTCCGCCACACCCTGCAGGTGCCGCGTCCACCCGGAGGCGAGCTTGGCGTTGAGGGCGTCGATCCGGGCATAGCCGGATTCCAGATCCCGAATCGTGACCCCGAGGGACTGGCCCAGTTGCTGCCGCCGCCCGACCTGCTCCCGCGCCTCCGACTCCGTGATCCCCTCTTGGATCTGCAGCGACTTGACCGCAATCTCGGTTTCGACCTTCAGCTTTTCCTTCGCGTAGTCGTCACTCGCCTTGGCACGGGCCTTGGCCTCCCCCTCGGACACCCGCGCTCGATCGGTAGCCCCCGCCTTCGCCGCATCCGTGGCGGCCTTCTCGCCGCCCTTCGTGGCCGACCAAATGGCCTTGTACCCGTTGACGGCTGCCTTGTGCATAGCGGTGCCGGCCGCCGCCACAGCATCGCCGGTCTTACTGACCCACTCGATCCCGATCTTTTCGAACAGCCCGCCAGCCGCCTTGGCGAACGTCCCGACGCCTTCCAGTACCACGCTGAGAACATCCAGCAGACCGAGGAATGCCGTGGCCAGGATCTTGAGCGGCCCGCTGGCAACGGCCCACACAGCCTTGCCCATGGCGACGATCGCGCTAACGAACGCCTGGATCGCCTCGCTGTTGTCCTCCACGAACTTCGCCATCCCCGCCAGAACGTTGACCAGGCCGCTGCCCGCCTCAGATACCCCGTCCGTGCCGATGATGGCCAGGCCGACCGCTTCTTTGAACTCGCCCCACTGGTTCGTGATGCGCGTCAGGACGCCGCCGAAGGTCTGGCCCTCTTGCTCTGCGAACCCGCCCACGCTGGCCCGCAGGTTGTCGAGGACGACCGTCGCGTCCTTCCCGGCAAACCCCAGCCGGTTGAGGCCGGTCACGTTGCCGTTCATGGCCTTGCTGACCAGATCGGATGCCGTCGACAGGTCGATCTGCCGGGCCGCGGCCAGGTCGGCCACCAGTGCAAGGTTTTTCTGGGAGCCCGTCACGTCGCCCGTCAACGTGACCATATTGGTCAGCGCCTGACGGAGGTCGTCGTCCGTGTGCTTCGTCAGCCGGACGATGCCCTTGATCGTGTCCTCGAGCGCGGGCCGGAGGGGGCCGAAATCGCCGCCGGCGTTGCGGACGGCCACGCCAAGGCGGCCGACGCTCAGCTCGGCCTTGGTCGCCTCCTCGATGCTGTCCTTGAAGAACTTGCCGAGCGCGGCACCTGCGGCGAGGGCGCCAAGCGCCTTGAAGGCGAGGCCCATCCTGCCGACCGCGCCCGTGACCGACCCCTCGACCTTGCCGATCGTAGCGCTCGCGGCGTCCTTCGCCTGCAGGATGACTTCCAGTACCCGACTGGCCATCTACCCCCCGCTCGCGATCCGTTGCTCCTCTGCCACGATCCGCCGCCGATCCGCCGCGTCGGCCTGCACCAGCGACTGCGCTCGTGCCATGTCCAGCCGGTCCCACGCCCGCCCCGCCCCGATCGCGCTGTACCAGCCCCAGAACTGCCGGTACTCTGGCAACCCGTCCGACGTCCCCCAGAGTCCGGGGTTGTGCCACCACCCAGCGCCGTACCACCGCGCCGCCACCGTCAGGGCCAGCACCGCCGGGCTTAGACCGCGACCCCCTCGATCTCCACCGCCCCGCTCATCAGGGGTGGTGTTGGCGCGGATGAGGGCGGCGAGGGCCGGGTTGCCTTCGTCGTCCCCTTCGTCCGGGACAGGATCCGCGCCAACCAGTCGAAAAAATCCTGCAGCACCGCCGTCCGCGCTGCGGTGTCCAACGCCATGACCAGATACACCGGGTCCCGACCGAAGACGTACCCCCAGCGGGCCGGGAAGATCAGGCGCAGAAACGCCGCCAAGATGGCGTCCTGTTTCGCCACATCCTCCCCGGCCGCGGCGAGGTCGCGCTGGAAGGCCAGCGCCTGCAGGACACTAACGGGCCGGCCGGTGTAGGTCCGGCCGCGCAACCGCAGTGTCCACGGCTCCCGCGCCGACAGGAAGGCGTCCGCGTCAAATCCCACGGGTCACCGTCCCGGTCCCGTTGGCCCAGGTCCAGGTTCCCACGTCCCCAGTCATCAGTCGAACGTGACGGTGAGATCGTCCGCCGCGACGGGCGTGCTGCAATAGCCCCGCACCGTCAGCTCCATGCAGGCCACCCCGTCAACGACCTGCGGGCTGATCCCGACCACCTGCGCCTGCGGGAACGCCAGCTTCCAGCGGTTGTACTGGGTCGAGCCGAACTGGATGCTGAACGCGAAGGACGGCGCGTCCTGCTCGATCTGGTACGGGTCAAACCCGCTGGCCGCGTGGAACGGGGTGCCCTGCAGCGCGGTGGACTCCAGCACCACCCGCGCCTCCGGCGACCGTCCCCGGGGCACGAAGCCGAGATGCCCAGCGGCCCCCGTCAGGGCCGCCCGCGGCATGATCTCACGGTTGAGCGCAAAGCCGCACGACTTCACCACCGCGTTTGTCGTGAAGTTGCCGAGAACGAAGGTCACGTTCTGCGCCAACGCCGCCTGGATGCTGGTCAGGGGGTAGGTAATCGTCGGCGTCGCGACGTCGCTGATGTCGGCGCTGAGGATCCCGCTCATGGGGAAGCGGTGCGTTGGCGGCCCCTGGTTGGGGGCGTCGAATGACCAGTCGAAGAGCGAGCCCACAATGGGCACCTTCTCCGCCCGGCCGTACAGTTCGCAGGTGAGGGACGTGTACGACGTCCCCGGCGCGGTCGGCGTGTAGGTCCACTTTTCTGCCGCGCTGGTGGTCGTCACGGCGGCGTCGAACCCGGACGCTTTCAGCAGGCGGTGGATCGACGGGACCACGGAGGCGCTGTAGGCGGCCCCGGCGCCCTTGGCCCGTGTCACGGGCTCGAACGCGACCGACTGGCCAGCCTTCGCGGCCCGGAGCACGGTCCCCAGGTTCCCGACCGAGGGGCCGAGGTCGCCGTCGAACGTGTAGCCGAGGGTGACCCACGGATAATCCCGGTTGTCGTACTGCAGTTGGATGCCGTCGGAGGTCGTGGCGAGGGACACCGCGGTGCCGTAGGTGCTCTCCTCCTTCCCCATGAACCCCATGATCTGTACGAGTTTCGCTGGCGCAGGCATGGCCGCCCCTCCCGAAGGTTGTTAGATGCCGTAATCCCGAGCGGTCACCGGCACCGTCAGGGTGCCAACGACCAGCGTATCTTCCACGCGCTCAAACCAGGGATCGAACCGCACCGGATCAATCCCGATCAGCGCCACACTATTCCGGAGCCTGGCGGCGGCGTTGCCGTCCGTCCGGCGCAATTTGCGGAGCGACCACGCGACTGCCCGAAGCGTGGTGTTGCCGTCCCGCTTGGCCTTCCAGGCATCCAGGTTCTTGGCGGCGTACTGGATGACCAGCTCCGCCGCGAGAAACCCGTCATCCGTCACGGTCTCGGTGAGATGGGTCGCCCCCTGCATGGCCACGGTCACCACGGGCGTCCCGTCTTCGGGCACCCGGCCCCGGGCCGGCCGGTTGTCCCGGGTTTCGTCCAGGATCGTGACGTTGCCGGGCTGCGGATCGCCGCCGTCGCGGGGCACCAGCGCCAGTTGGGCGTTGACCCCGTTCGTCCCGTCCTCGAGCCAGTCGGCGACGATCCGGATCAGTTCATTCACAGGGCACCCCGCATCATGCCGCCACCGGGACGCGCCACAGGATCCCGTCCGCCAACCGCTGGATGTCCACCACCCGATACCCGGTCAGGTTCTGATCGTCCGTCAGGGTGCCGATCGAGATCGTGTCTTCCCGTGCCAGGTCCGGCACGTCGGCGCCGACCAAGGTCAGCACCCGCACCCGGACCACCGCATCCCCGCCTGGGGTCACGGCGTCGGCCTCGGCATCGTCGAACAGGCCCCGTGTATCCACGGTGCCGGCGACCACGCGCACGGAGCCGAACCCGGTCACAATCGCCCGGGCATCGTCCACCACCGTCACCGCCGCATCCTCCGGACGGGCTCCCGGTGACGCACGACTGGGGCCGCCTCCGCCTCATCTGCCACGGAAGCGGCGGGCGCGGGCGGGGGGGAAACCGCCCGCACAACCTTGCCCGCAGCTAACAGCATCTCGGCATCCGTCGGGGACACCCTGACCACATCCCCCGCCGACAGACTCCGCCCGTCCCACCAGACGCCCCGGACCACCCGCACCGAAACGGGCGGGCGATCCAGAACGCCGGCGGGGGTCAGTACCCGCATTACGCGGTCAGGGCGTCCTTCATCGCCGAGAAGCTGGCCGGATGGCGCACCGCGAAGTCGAGGAACTGCCACGCGGTCACCTCGATCATGGCCTGCTTCTTGAGCCGGTACGGATCGGTGATCACCTCGATTGCCCCGAACTCGCCCATGATCAGCTCGCGCCAGTTGCCGAAGACGACGGCCGAGCAGATGGTCGTGCTGGTGCCCTTCGTCAGATCCGACTTGACCTGGTTGGACACCCGGGCCGGGTAGCCGAGCACCTCCCCGTCGAGGCCGCCCTTCCAGATGTACGACGCGCCGCTGGTGGTGTTCTCCAGCGTCTGACGGAGCTTGCCCCGGACCTTGGCGTTGGTCAGGAAGCCGAGGCTGCCCTGCGCGGCGTTCGCCACCGCCACGTCGGTCTCCAGCTCGACGATGTTGGCGTAGGACGGCGCGGCGCCGTTGGTGCCGCCCGCCACGTCCCCGATGCCGCTGGTGGCGAGGACGCCGGTCGGCTGGTTGGAGGTGCCCGACCCATGGATGCCCGCGAGGTCGGCGGTCAGGGCCAGCACGGTGGCCAGGTCATCCCGGATGAACGCCTCGGCGTCGTAGGAGCCGGAGAGCGCCGAGAAGAGCAACTGGCGGGAGAAACTGGTCGACGCGCCGAGGGACTTGAACGCCAGGGTGACGGCGTCCAGCGTCATGTTGCTGTCGGCGACATCCGATCCCGGGTTCTCCGCCGACCAGGCGGCGGACGCCGCGGCGGACTGCCGCGGGAAGCTCACCGGGCCGGTGAGGCCGGACAGCACCCGGATCCCCATCTTCGGCAGGGCCATCGCGTTCCGCAGCAGCTCGATGAACTCCCCGGCCTGCGTGAACTTGAGCTTGTCGCCGCCGGCCGTGGTGCTGGTGTCGATCCCGGCACGGGTCATGGTCGGGATCAGGAGCCCGCCCCGATACTGCACCTGCGGGGGCAGGGACTTCCGGACCTCCTCCGAGACCTCCCGCTCGAAGCCGGCGTCCACTTTGGACGACATCTCCGGGTCGGCCTGCGCGATCGCCCGGGCGAAGCTGTACCGCTTCCGCTCCCGCTCGGTCAGCTCCACCCGGGGCTTGGGGACCGAGGCGTCGATGTCCCGCTGGTGAATCCGCTCGAGCAGGGCGCGGCCGACCTGCTCCCGGCTGGCCCCGTTGCGGATGAAGTCGCCCGCGAGCTCGGCGAAGCCGTGCTGCTGGCACATGGCCATGATGTCCGCGACCTCGGCGTTGCGCTGGGTCACGGAGTCGGTCCCCGGCGCCACCGGGGCCTGGGTCTGCTCCGTCATCGTGAATCGCTCCTCCCCGCGTCCCGGGGTCTGTGCCAGGCCGTGAATGACGACGGGAGCGATGGCCTGGTCTTCCGCGCTCCGTCCCTTGCCAGCCGTGGGGTCCGCTGGCACGGCGACCAGCGAGACCTCCAGTGGTTCCCATCGCGTCGCCTTGTAGACGGGCACCCCGTCCCGCTCGGCGATCTTCTCGACTTCGTGGATGCGGTAGCCGACACTGACCTCGGTCAGGATGTCGTCGTCGTAGTCCTGCGCCGCCTCCTGGCCCCGCGCGCTCCGCGAGAACTTGGGCAGGCCGCGCAACACCCGGTCGCTGTCCGTCCGGATGCCGGTGACCTTGCCGATCACCTGCCGCGTATCGTGCTCCCGCAGCAGGGACAGACCCTTGCCGGCACGCGTCATCACCAAAGCTTCGGCCCGATGGTCGAGTACCTCAATCCAGCGGTCCCCGAGCCAGCCGACCCGCTCGACCTCGTACTCCGAACTGATGGCGATCTCAGCCGTGCCGCCGGACGAGTCGGACGCGGCCCGCACGAGCGGCTGCGTCCGATGCATCGTCGGCAGACTGGCCCGATCCTGTGCTTCCATCGGGGGCCTCCTTTGGGGTTTTCTTGAGTCCGTCCACGGTGATGCCCCACTCGCGGGCGATCTGCTGTTCTTCCGCCAGCTGGCGGGCCATCGCCTCGTAGTCCCGGCCGCGCTCCCGGGCCAGGGCCGTCCGGGTATTCAACCCGAGCGCGATCTCCAGCTCCGCCGCCTGCACGTCGTTTAGGGGGTCCACCCAGGACCAGCCCCGCCCTTCGAATCGGGCGGCCCACCAGAGCGGGATCTCCGCCGTGGGGAGGGTGACGGCGTTGGCCAGTTGCGCGTGCCGCAGCCAGTCACGGTAGATGGGGGTCAGGATATGACAGGCGAACCACTCCTGGAGGCCGCGCCACACGTCGCGTTCCGCGAGCAGACCAGCTCGAATGGATGAGTAATTCACGTCAGTGAGGTCTTGCGTCAGCGACGTGTAGGCGACCCCCAGCCCGCCGGCGATGGCCCGCAGCATCGCCTTATCGAACTCCGTGAACGTCGTGGTCGGGTGCTCCGGCGACAGCATTTCCGCCCCGATCCCCGGGGGCAGCAACCGACTCACGCCGGGCTCCATTTCGATCTCGACGTCCTCTTGCGCCGCCCCGTCTTCGGGGGCCGCGTACGTCTCCTTGTCCTGGGTAAAGACGATCGGGTTGGTGGCCGCCATCCGGGCCGCCACCAGCGCCGCTTCCTCGAACCCGTCCAGCATGTGCAGCCGCACCAGCACCGGGGCAAACGCGGTCACCCCGCGGATCTGCCCGGGCCGCCCGGGGAGGTAGCGGTGCAGGATGTCCGCCGCGTCCACCCGCACCCGCCGCTTCCCGCGGCTGGTCAGGTCGGACGGGTGCGACTCCAGCAAGTGGTACGCGACCGGGCGACCGTAGCCGTCCATCTCGACCCCGTACCGCACCTCGTTAGTGCCCTCTCCGGCCGCCCGGGTGAAGGTCTCGTCCAACTGGTCGGGGTCGAGCATTTCCAGGGCGAACCCGTAGCGGTTCGGAAACCCCCGTCGGCGCCGGATCAACACCTCTCCGTCCACCAGCAGATTCCCGATCACCTGCCGCTGGAAGTCCGCCCCGGACAGCCGGCCATCCGCCGAGAACTGCGTGGGCTCCTGGAACGCCCGCCACGCGGCCTCAATCGCGTCGTTGACGTTGCGCCGCAGATCCCCGTTGCGAAACGCAACCTCCGCCTGCAGGGTCATCCCGCCAGGCCCGGTCACGTTGTCCTGAAACAGGCGCACGGCCGCCGCGGCGTGGGGATTGTTCCGGACTAGGGATCGAGCGCGAGCGCGGAGGGTCAGGAGGTTGCCCTCAATCGCCTTGTTGGCACTGACCAGCGGCGCGACCCAGTCATCCGTCAGGCGGGACAGGAGGGCGCCACTGTAACTGCGCCGGGACGCCGCCCGGCGCGGCCGGGGGGTGGGTTTCCAGGGCACCAGGCCCCGGATCATGCGCTCGCCTGCCGGAAACGCGCCTTGACCATCTGGCCCAGCCCGCCCGGGTTCCGCTTCCGCGCCAGTTTCGCCTCGAGGGCACCGAGTTGGCTGTGGAGGGCAGGGAGGTCCTGATAGACCACCTGCCGCTGGCCGATCATGTAGCTGGCCACCTGACCGGTGGTCAGGGCGAGAATCGCCGCCTTCAGACTGGTAATCAGGGTCTCTTCCCACGCCACCAGATCCCCGGCCGCGGCCGTCGAAACATCCGCCTGCACCACGCAGGACACGACCTCAGCGGTGACCACCTGCCCGGCGTAGGTACCGGATCCTGTCAGGACGGCGGCAACCTGATAGGTGCCAGCCGGGAGATCCGCGGTGGACGCGGCCGGGATCGTGACCCGCCAGCCGTTCCCTTCCGTGGCCCGCCAGCTGGCGTCCCACGCCAGTACGGATGGCCCCCGAACATGAACCGCCGCGGTCCATCCGTCGGTGTTGGGATAGTCCGGGTACTCCAGATCGAACTGCCAGGTGTCCCCGGCCCGAGCCCGGATCGGCAACCCAGAGGGTACGGTCGGCGCCATGGTGACATAGTACGGCACCGCCGGGCAAGGGGTGAACGCTCCTGTAGCCGTATCGTGCTACTAGGCCGCCAACTGTCGGGTGGATTGCGTGAGCAGGTAGGTGCGGAGGGCGCCGTCGTTGGGGCCGCGTTCCAGGTAGCCCGCCTGAACCAGCCGCCGGATACAGGCCGCAGTATGCGTCCAGTGCATGGCGCTCGCGCGAGCCACCGCCCGGACTTTGAACACCCGGGGCTGGTAGAAGCTCAGGGCCTCCAGCGCGAAGGCGTACACGATCAGATCGCGCCGCTTCAGGGCTGGGTCCCGGTAGGCTTGAATCAGTGCTGCCGGGATCATCGCCGCCACCCGCCGAGCCAGCCTCCGCTCGGCTTGCGCGGCCCCCGGGGACGCATCCGGGGTGCGGGCTCGGTAACTGGCTCGGCCGCGGGCGGCATGGGGGCCGCTTCCGAGTCCGGCAGAAGTGCCGCAGGTGTTCCCCGTGAAACCGGCGGCGGCCCGGCGGGGGCGTCAAGCCGGGACCGTAGACCGGCGATCGCCAGCGCCGCCAAGGCGTACACCTCGAGGTCGAGGGCTTCGTTCCGCCGGCCGGGGATGACCTCCCACCGCCGCGTCCACCGCCCTGCCACCAGTTTCCGCACCGGCCGCTCCGCCGTCACCTGCAGGTAGTACGCCGGATCCATCCCACGGTACGTGTGCATGTAGCCGGGGCCGGGCAGGCGGATCTTGAGCCGGGCCGCCACCTGGTCCTTGCCCGCGTCCACCCCGAGACTGTACAGGGGAAGCGGGGGCTTGCCCGCTCGGCTCGCCTTCCGGGGTGCCAAGGGCTTCCCGGTGATACTGGCCCCCTTGATCGCATAGACCCGGGCGCCCCACCGGGGCCGGCAGTAGTCGTACACGGCTTGGGTGTGGTGCCCGGAGTCCACCGCCATCGCTGCCACGCCGATCGGCCCGGTCGGGGTGGTGTACTGTTTCCGCCAGACGCCATCCAACACCGCCCAAGGGCTCCCTGTGGCGTTGGCCCGGAGCGTGGGGTCCCCGGCAATCGTGCCGTAGGCAATCCGCCAACTTTCCTCCCCCCGCCCCCACCCGACAACCAGGTACTCCAGGCGGTCGTCCTGCACGTCACAGGCGGCGGTCAGGCAGACCACCCCGGCCGGCACTTCCGCTCCGTACACTTCCTCGCGCCCCGCCATGGCCTCGGGGGTCAACGTGCCGCCCGTGTCCTCCCACGGCTCCCCTAGCGTCAGGTTGACGAAGGTTTGCATCCGCGTGGCGTCCCCGGCGATCGCCTCCCACTTCTCCACCAGGTCCGCCCATCGTGCCCACGGCGAATAAAGAGCGTTGACGTGGAACCCGACCACCCGCGCCCCGGGCCGTGTCGCCACCCACTGCCCGGACGCGAGCATCCGCCCTTTTTGATCTTCGGGGATCAACACGCCGCAGCCTGCACAGGCATAGGCGGCCGACTCCGGCACCCCGGCCTCCCACTTGAGCTGCCCCCAAACGAGCGCCTGCCGGTGTCCGCAGTCAGGGCAGGCGACCAGATAGCGCCGCTGGTCGGATAGATCCCAGTCGAGCTCAATCCGCGACGCGCCCTTAATCGTGGGGGTGGACGCCAGGACAATCTTGCGATTCGGGAAGTTGGCGGTGCGGGCAATCGCTAGGGCTACCGGGTCCCCCTCCCGACCCGCTGAGGGCGGATAGCGGTCCACTTCGTCCAGGTACAGGTCCCGAATCGGCCGGCTGGCGAGCCCACTGGCGCTGTTCGCTCCAACGATCGTCAAGTGACCCGCGGTGAACTCCTTGTGCAAGATCGTGTCCCCGCTGTGGCGCCGGTTCGACTCCACCACCCGGCCAGCCAGTGCCGGCGACTCCCGCAGCATCGGCTTCAGTCGATCGGTGGACCAGCTGCGGGCCATGTCGAGGTTGGGCTGCACGACGAGGATGGGGCCGGGGTCCTGGTGGATCGCGTACCCGACGGCATTGGTCAGTATTTCTGTCGCCCCGACCTGCGCTGATTTCAGGAACACCACCCGCTCAATCGTCGGGTCCGTGATCGCGTCCATGATCGCCCGCTGGTAGGGCGCCCGATCGGTCATCCAGCGGCCCGGCTCACTGCTGCTTTTCCGGGACAGCACCCGGTACTGGTCCGCCCATTCGGACAGGGTGAGGCGGGGCCTCGGCAACAGCGCGGCCCGGTGGACCGGCGCGAACCACTCACGCACCAGGGACGGGGCGTCCATCAGGGTCACCACCGCCGGGGCCGTCACGCGGTGCCCTCGTAGTCCCGCAGCTCCCCTACCAGCTCTTCCACGTACCGCTCGAGGACGATCTGCGCCTCCGTCGCTTTCTTCATCCCCACCAGGGCGGGGGCGGCCTTGGGCGGCAACGCCCGGCCCCGGGACACGAAACGTTCGACGGTCGCCCGCCACGCCCGCTGCACGTCTTCCTTCCGGGCCAGGAGGTTCCGCGCCTCCTCCAGTTCCAGCTCCGCTAGTTGCGCTTTGGCTATCGCCATCCGCTCTTCCGCGTCGTTCCGGTCCTTCGGACGGGCCGCGTCCCGGGCCGCCTGCTTGATCTCCGCCTCCCGCCAGCGCGGGAAGGCCGGCCACTCAAACCACGTCTTACCCTTGATGAGCCGGACGGGCGCCCCGGGCCGGCGACCCCACTGGCCGACCGCCTGGTGGGTGATTCCGAGGGCTTCCGCAGCCTGATCGGTGGTTTTCAGGTCAGGTTGGTGGCGGGGCAATGCAATTCCTGTATTCCGGTACGGTTATATAGGAAACTGGCGGGGTCCGCGGTCACCCGCTCCGTTCCCCCCCCGGAAGGACCCACGCTCATCGCTCATCGCGCAGTGCGCAGGGCAACATCGAGGGCGCCGAGGTAGTTGGGTTGCCAGCGCTCGGCGAACAGGCGATCCATCGTTGCGGTGAAGGCGAGTATCGGCGGACGGCGGACGATGCTGCGATAGTTCCACAGCTTGCGAATGCGGGTGGGAGACTGGCGCTCGTACACGCCCCAGGCACGGTCTCCACTCTGTCCCAGAACGAAGTAGCGCCCCACTTGCTGGCCCCTCACGGCGCCGGTCTTCTTGCTGGTGCGGGTGCTGACCCGGGCCTTCCGGCCGAGGAAGGCGAAGTCCCCGGTACGGAGGAAGACGCCAAGCAGGTTTCGGGGGTAGAGCTTGGCGTCGATCAGGTTGCCGCGAGTGGGTCGCAGGTAGGTGGTCGGGATGGCCACAGGGCCGTACTGGTTGAACGTCTTGGCCTTGCCTTCTTCGAAGGGCTCGAGGATGGCCCGGCGCCGCTCCCCCAGCTTCTTTGCGCCCCCGTCCCCGAGTTGGACCCGGGCCTGCAGGTGGTCCTTCGTGGCCCTCCACTCCTTGGGGAGGAGTTGGGGGGGGAGGATGAACTGGGGGGCTCGGACCTGAAAGGCTGCGCGAACTTGGTGCCGTGCTCCGGCCAGCAGGTCTTCGGCGGTTCGGTTCAGGGCGATCATCTGCGCGTAGGGCAGTTGGCCCCGGACAGCGGCATAGGCCGCGAGCACCTTGTCTGTGCCCTGGATAGTAATCGTGAGGTCGGCAGGCATCAGGCGGCGGTCCTTTCGGTGAGAGCGACGAGGTCCTGGTGTACCCGGTCCAACACCTCCCACCAGTCCCCCCCCGGCTTTTTCTGACGGTAGAGCCGCACCGTCGGATACCAGGGGGAGTCGGTCCGGTCCTCGAGCCAGCGCCAGTCGGCCGGGTAGGCGAGGAGCACCCAGGTGGGCAGGCGGGCGGATCCGGCCACGTGGGCCAGGGCGGTGTCCACGGTGACGATCAGGTCGCACGTGCGGGCGATGCGGACGGTTTCTGACCAGTCGGGCAGGTCCGGGGTTGCGATGTGTGGCGGGGCGCCCGCCAGCTCTTCCCGAAGAGCGCCGGTCAGCAGCGCGACCCATTCGGTGCCGGGCAGGCGGAGCAGGGGCCACCACTGCGCCAGCGGGATCGACCGGGCGAAGTCCCGGTGGTAGGACGGCGAGCCGGCCCAGCAGAAGCCGATCTTCACGCGGCCAACTCCAGCGGCGGCGGGATCGTCTCGACCTGGGTGTCGTGAATGTGCGGCAGGCTCATCAGGCTCACGTGCCAGGTGTAGGCGGGGAGTGGGTCGTCCTGGCCGAGCAGCTGGTCGTACAGGCCCGTCAGGGGGCGGACCAGCGGCAGGATCGCGTCCTGGACCTGCAGGAGGATCCGGGCGGGGGTCCGGGACCGCAGCCACGGCAGGTAGCGGAGGGCCATGACCGAATCGCCCTGACCCTGCTCATAGTGCACCAAGAGGGGGTCGCCGGGCGGCAGGGGCTCACCGTACCAGAATTGGCTGTCCGGCGGGAACACCCGGTCCCGGCCGGCGACCCACTCAGGGCTGAGCCACCGGGCCTCGTAATCCAACCAACCCCGGCGGTAGTCCCCTCGCCTGAGGTGGATAAACGATCGTGCCCACCGGATCCCGGCATTGGCATACCCGTGGTGACGGGCGGCCTTGCCGTAGATGGTGAGGGCTAGATCATCGTCGCCCATACCCTCCGCCCAATTCCCCAAGTTGATCCACGCGTCCGGGTTGCTGGGCTCCGCGCGGGCCGCACCCTCGAGGAAGGGGTAGCCCTCCTCGTAGCGGCCCTGCTTCATGAGGATCGCCCCGGTGGCGTTCATGGCCTCGGACCACGGACAACGGGCCGCCGTGAGCGCCCGCTGGAAGAAGTCCAGTGCCTGGTCATAGTGCCCCCGGAGGCCGCACAGCCACCCCGCCCGGAAGTTGGCGTACGGGTCGGCAGGATGACGGCGGAGGATGGCGTCGAGCCGGGCCGCCGCGCCCTCGTAGTCCTGGGCCTTGACCCGTGCCTCCACCTGCAGGAGCTGGCGGTGGATCGCGGGGTTGACCGGAGGCCGGGACCGGGTCATGTCGGGGTACACCAGATGTTGACGGACACCACGTTGCGCAGGTGCGGCGCACAGAACGGGTTGCCCGCGTGATTGGCTGGGTCGAAGAGCGGGGGCCGGTGCCAATCCACGATGTAGTGTCGAGCTGCGAACCAGTTAAGGAGTCCCGGCACCTGCTCTTCCCGGTCGGCCTCGACGTAGCAATGCGGCCGGCACCGCTCGATCGTGTCTGCCGCCCCGGCCAGGGCGTCCAACTCCGCCCCTTCGACGTCCATCTTGATCAGGTCGACCCGGTCCAGATGCAGGCCGTCGATCGTGATCAGCGGCACCGGGTACCCGTCGCCGCCCATGCTGAGGCCGCCGAAGTTGTTGGGGCGGTCATAGGCGACCCGCGGGAGGCGGATGGTCCCGTCCACGGCGCCTACGGCGCAGCGGTGCACGGTAACGTTGGTGAGGCCGGCCCGGGCGACGTTCTCGGCCAGGACGTCCGCCAGCGGGGGCTGTGGCTCGAAGGCATGCACGTGGGCGGCCACCGTCGCGAGCGGGATCGTCAGGGCGCCGATGTTCGCCCCGACGTCGAGGACGACCGCCCCGGGGCCGTAGCGCGTGACCGCCTCCTCGAGGAACGCCCGCTCCTCCGGGGAGAACTCCCCATAGGCGAGCAGGGAGAATCCGACGTACCGGTCCAGGGTCGGCGCCAGCAGCCGCCCCCAGGGCGTGTCGACTTCGCGCAGGGGCATCACTCCCGTCGTCGTCATGCGGTCGGAAGGGTCAGGCGGAGGTAGTCGCTGCTGTGCTGGTACGGGCGACAGAAGGGGTCCGGCGGGTGGCCCGCGCTGCCGCCGAAGCGGTAGTTCGGCGGGCGGTAGAGCGCCTTGACGTCGCCCTGGTGGGCAAAGGTGCCCGGCGGGGCGTCTTCGTCCCGCACGAAGAAGGCGTTCACCCCGGTCGACTCGACGTAGACCAGGGTATAGCCACGCTTTCGGCCCAGGGCGACCATCGCCCGCAGGCTGGCCCCGAAGTAGTCGGACCCGTCCCACTGGAAGACGCGGTGGATTGGGATCACCTTGTCGAGCGACGGGCCGAGCTTGCTATTGTGCTCGATGCAGACAACGCGGGGCCGGATCGTCGGGGCCAGGCTGTGCCAGAGGTGGAAGTCGTTGCCGTCGACGTCGATCGACAGGAAGTCGAGGTCGTCAGGGAGCTGGTCCTCCCGCCACAGGGCGTTGATGGTGCCCGGCAGGACCAGGCGTTGCCGGAACCAGCTGCCGATCTCGATGCCGTCGCTTGAGGTGTACTCGTTGCTGTCCCAGCACAGGGCCTGCCAGCCGGCCTCCTTGAGCGCCCGGGTGTTGCACTGGTCGGGGTGAGCCCCGAACTCGAGGGACTGGCGGTTGGTCGTCCCGATGCGGCCGAAAATGGTGGCGATCACGCCGTCTTCCCCGTTCTGGGAGAAGAGGCGGGCCTCGGTGGTCGAGAGGTCGAGCGGCGTGTCCGTCATGTGGCGTCCCCCTCCAGCGCGGCCTCCACCAGGCCGCAGATGATGTGTTCGATGGCCAGATGCGCCTCTTGGATTAGGGCGGTATCGTCGGACGGAACGACCAGAGAATCCACGCGGTCGTCCTGTGCCAACAGACCGCCGTCGCGGCCCAGCATGGCGACCACCGGGCAGGCGGCCGCATTCACGGCGAACTGGATGGCCAGTCCCTCCCCGCTGGTGCTGTGGATCACCAGCAGGTCGTCGGGGCGCGTGAAGGCCACAAGCTGCCGACTGAACACAACGGGGTACCCGTAGTCGTTGCCGATCGCGGTCAGGACACTGGTGTCCGTGGTGAGCGCCACGGCCCGGTACGGCCGCCGGCCGCGCCGGAACCGCCCGACGTACTCCGCGGCGACGTGCTGGCAGGTCGCCGCGCTGCCACCGTTGCCGATGAAGTAGAGAGTGCCCCCGGCGCGGAGGGCCTGGGTGTAACGGTCGGCCCGGCGCTGGATCGCGGCGGCCCACTCGTCCGTGTGCAGCCGGGAGAACAAGACCGCCCGGTCGGCCATCGTGGCGGTCATCGGCAGTCGGCTCATGGGGTCGCCTCCTTCTCGATGGTGTCGGCCCAGTCCTCAATCAGCCGACAGACCCCGGCACCGTAGTTCAGCGCCACGACCACGGCCCGCAGGGTGGCAACGATGGTTTCCGGGTCGTGGGTCGCAACGGTGCCGCCACCGAACGAGTAGCGGTTGTCCACCAGTGCCCGGATCGCGGGCGGCAAGGGGTCACTCACGGGGTCGCCTCTGGCCCGTCATGCGGCCTCATCGGTCAGCACATGCAGGGTGAGTTCTACGCGGGGGTTGGCCTTGTCCCACGACTTCGTGAACGTGCCGCACCGGATCTGCCGGTCGTTCCCGAGGATGCCCGCGTCCTCGAGCGCGTCGTTGACGGCCGCCATGAGGTTGTCGGCATCCGGCTCGCTCCGCCCGTCACGCAGATAGAACCGATACCCCACGGACACCGGCCCCGCGAGCGCGGGCAACGGCCCCCGCGGCCCCCGCCACTGCTCGCGCAGCGCCCGCACGGCGTCCCGGTGCCAGACCTGGTTCGCCTGCGACGGCAGGACGAAGGGGCGGCCGGTGGCGGTACGGGCGATCCGCAGGCTGTTCTTCTTCGAGCGCGGGCGGCCCGGAATGGTCAGGATCACAGGTTGTTCCGCTCTTCCCACGCCGCCCGCTGCTCCGAGACTGGGTCGGACAGTTGCCCACGGTCGAACCGGAGCCGAACCACCCGCCCATTCTGCTCACCGTCGAGCCGATGCTTCAGCACATGGAAGCCGACGCAGTTGGGTTCGAGGAAGTCCCGCACCTGTTTCTGGCCGGTACGGATGTCGGCTTCCTCGTCGCGGCTCAGGGTGCGGGACAGGGGCCGGAACACGCCAAGCGCCACGTCGCACTCCTGCCGGATCACCTCGCCGCCCTGGATGGAGGACGGCCGGGGCGGCCGATAGGGCGCCAGCGGGTCACCATCGCCCCGATTGAGTTGGGCGGCACAGAGAACCGGAATGCGGAACTCCTTGGCCAGCTCCTTGAGGAGCTGGCAGATCCGCACCAGGGCGTGGTAGCCGTCCCGGTGGCCGGTCATCTGCAGCCGGTGCAGGTGGTCGATCACCACCACCTCGGCCCCGAAATCGGCCGCCTCCTTCATGGTCGCCCGGAGCCCGAGCTCGTCCACGAACGCCCGCGGGGAGAAGTGCAGGAGCTCCGCCGCCGCCGGGGTCGCCTGCCAGCGGAGGTCGCGCTGCACGGCGTCCTTGGCACCAGGCGGCAACTCCAGCCACTTGCCGGGGATCACCTTCCGGGGATCGAGCCCCTGCCGAAGCGCCGCCAGGTAGGTCCGCATGATGTCGGCCGGCTGCTCGAGCGGGAGCATCACGACCCGGCGGCCCTCCCCCAGCCAGGTCGCGATCAGCGACATCAGCGTGGTGGACTTCCCGTTGCCGGTGGCGGCGGCCAGTACCCAGAACTGCCACGGCAGCAGCGCCCCCACCACGTCGTGCAGGGTGTCCCACGGGAACCGGGGACAGCGGAGGGTGTCCTCCGTGGTGAGTGCCAGCGCCTCGTCGGCCTGCTGTTGGGCGATCGCCGCGAAGTCGGGGCCGGCCGGGGCCGCCACCGACTGGCGGGGGTCCGGCTCGTGGAGGTAGCCCGTGGCCCGCAGGAACTCATCCACCGCGGGGGTGTGCTTCATGCGGCCTCCCGCCGGCCGGGCCGGGCCACGTCCAGCGTCCAGGGGGTGATCCCCAGGTGCTCGAACTCCTCGTCCTCGATCGCCCGCGCCTGACGCCATGCGGCCATCGCGGAGTTCACCTGCCCGGCCGCCAGGTGCTCCTGCGCGGTCATGTCCCAGCAGGCGGCCCGCCACAGCGGGTCGTGCACGTCGATCCGGTCGGGGTTCCGGGCGCGGTACCGGCGCCAGACCTCGAGGGCCGGGAACAGGTCATGCTCCCAGCCGCTCATGCGGCCTCCACGACGGGCTTGCCCCATTCGGCGTAGGTATCGCGGAACCGCTCGGGCGACTGCTTGCTGACCGGGAGAGGCGGCTCCGTCCATCGCGTCCCGTCCAGCCCGTAGTGCCGACCGTTCCGGCAGTACTCCCGCCACTTCGCCAGGACCACCTCCGCCCCGTCCCGCTCCACAAACGGCTTGAGCACCCGGAGGATGCGTCCGGGTGAGCAGGGGTGTGGTACGAACTCCTGGTAGACCGCGATGGCCCGTTGGGTCCACGCGGGGTGCTTCTCGCCCGCGGCCGCGAGGCCGTCGGGCAAAGTCTTTTGAGAGTTCTGTTCTGTTCTGTTCTGTTCTGTTAGTTGAACGAACTTTTTCTTTCCCGTTGAACGGTCGTTGAACGAGGTTGTTGAACGGTCGTTGGGGCTGGAGTCACCGCTTGAAGTGGCCGCACCTAACCGTTTGACCGCACTGAGTTTGCCCGCCGCGACGCGCTGCTCTTGGAGGGCGATCTGACGCGCCCGTTCCTGCTCCAATCGGTGGTTGATCAGCTTCGTTGGGTCGTCCGGGTGGGGCACCCAGCACTCGGTCAACGGGCTCGTCCACCAGTGATCGACCTCGTGTGTCTCACTCCAGCTGAACGACCGCACAACGGTCGTTAAACGCTCGTTGGCCGCCGGGATCGACCCGTTCCACCACGCATGACACAGCAGGGTGATGTACGCCCCGCGCTGCTCCAGGGTCATCTCGGCCACCGCCGTATCCATCAGGAAGTCAGCGGCATGCATCGGGAACCACGGCAGGCGGCCGGTCATGCGGCCCGCTTCTCCTGGCAGTGGTCGCAGCGCACGGGGTCCGTGCCGGTCTGGCCGCAGTCCTGGCACCGGAACTTGGTCGGGGTGTCCGGGTGCTTCCGCTTCCCCGCCTTCGGCCCCTTACCGCGGGGTGCCAGTCCGAGCGACCCGTTGAGGGCGTAGACGCTGGCCTTGCTGACCCCGGACGCTTGGGCGACGGCCTCGATCGACTTGCCGGCCCGGAGCATGGCTTCAGCCTTCGCCTTCCAGGCGCCCCGGCCCTCCGCGGCCTTCCGCTGGCCGTTCTTGCGGGCCTTGGTGGCGCGCTCCGGCATGAGGTGCACTGAGGGTCGGGCGGGCGGGGTGGGCACCGGGGCGGCCTCCTGTCGGTTCGCCAGGGCGGTCAGGGCGGTGATCGCGGACTGGATGCGATCGGCCTCGAGATGGAGCTCACCGAGCACGGCGTCGTAGTCGATCATACAGCCCGCCCTCCCGGGCACTGGCCGTCCGGGTCCGACCACGAGCAACACCAGGTACCCGCGCACCAGGTGGTTCGGCCGTCCGTGGCGATGAAGTCGCCGCACTTGGGGCAGCGGGCGCCGTCCACCTGCCAGCAGGAACGCTGCGGGGTGTCGCGGTGGCTTTTTGTGTGGCTCTTTGGGGCCGCGATGGCCAGCCGGTGGTTCATGAGACTCGCCCCCTGTCAGGCCGCGTCCCCGGTCAGGGGACGCGTGGTGGGCGAGGTACGGGCGCCGTTTAGTTCACTAGGTTGTAGGTTCGATTCCTACGCGGCGCACT